CACCATGCCGACGAAGCAACCTACGTTCGGCCAAGTACTCCGTGAGCGGCGAGTGGAGAAGGGCTACACGCTGCGGAAGTTTGCTGAACTGATGGATCTCAGTCCCACCTACGTTTCGCAGGTGGAACAAGATAACGTTGATCCGCCAACTGCCGAACGAGTCAAGAAGATGGCCGAATTGCTCGACGCTAACCCTGACGAGTGGATCGCCTTGGCTGGGCGGGTGCCAGAAGACTTGGCCGGGATCATCCAGAAACAACCGACGGCGTTCCCTGAACTACTGCGCGAGGCAAGCGGGTTAACGGCGGATCAGTTGCGGGAACTACAAGAACAAGCTCGCAAGTTGAAAGAGCGCGGAAAATCCGATTCCGACGACGGGGGGAAGAAATGAGCGCCGATGTTCCGTACCTGACCAAGTCCGCCATCGAAGCCGAGGCCAACGCGTTGCTCGCCGAGTTCGCACGGGAGAAGTACCCGGTGATCGCGCCACCCGTTCCCATCGACGAGATCGTCGAATTGCACCTCAAGCTCACCTTTGAGATCATGGACTTGCAGGCGCTCTTCGGGCACGGCGACATCCACGGCGCGATTTGGTTCCACGAAAAGCGAATCGCCATCGATACGCAACTCGACCCCGAGAAAAACCCCGCCAAGCGTGGTCGGTACCACTACACGCTCGCACACGAAACAGGCCACTGGTGGCTGCACCGCAAGCACTTCCTCCTCCGCAATGATCAGAAGTCGCTGTTTGGTGAGGTTGCGCCAAAGCCGGACGTCGTCTGCCGTTCCAGCGATAAGAAGCCGATTGAATGGCAGGCGGATTTCTTCGCTGCGCACTTACTGATGCCGCGAGCGATGGTCAAGGATGCATGGGAGCAGTGGCACTGCGACGTGGGGCCAATCGCACTCAGCGACTTGAGCGGCGAAAAGCAGCAAGAAATCCTCACCGCTGAACTTCTCCGACGCGGCAGCATGACGATGGGGGCTGACTCGCACGCTGATGCAATCTTGGAACACCTGAGCCGTCCGCTCGCGGAGCAATTCCAAGTATCTCCCGGCGCGATGCGGATACGCCTCGAAGACCTCGGTTACCTCGCCCGCAAGAAGGAAGCGTCGTTGTTCGACTGACGGGCGTTGTTTTTTGATTCGGTGTTTACTGTTCAGGGAACGGGAAACACCATCGGAGGGCCCATGGCCAAAGCTTTCGACTTGAAGAAGCAACTCAGGTTGCTCGACAAATCGCTGTTGCGCCGACTCTTCAGCGAGCTCGGCGTTTTGGGTGAGGTGCCGTGGGATTCCCTGAAACCCCACGACATCGCTCCGATCATTGACGGATGGAACGTTCTCGACGACGAGATTCGGCGACAACTGGAGGTCATACTTCAAGACGTGAACGAACTGGCCGACGAGCGGAGCCAACGCGTTCTCGTCGAAGACATCGAGTGGCGCTGCCCGGAGAACCTGGCTGCTTTCGCAGCGTGGAGTGGGCTCCAGGACAAGGCGTTGTGGGCTTATCTCGACGCGCGCGATGCTTTCGACCAAGCCGCGATCTTCGCACGGGCGGAAGCGTTGCGCGGCGGGCAGTTCTCCAACCGATGGAATGGGTTGGAGAAGAAGCCGCTCGAAGTCACCAATGACCTCATCACGAAGTTGGAGGAGAGCGTCTGCGGCTATTATCGGGAGAAGGAACTGCGTGCCAATCATTGCCGCGTCAACCATTACCGGCGGGCGAACGGCGCGGACTACTTCTACGCCTACCTGCCGGAGTGGGCCGACAAGCGGTTGGGATTCGACAAGCAAGGCGATCTGACGCCTCGCGAGTTGGAATACGCATTCCACGACGTATTCATCTTCGAGCCTGCCGATGGTGCGCTGGAAATCATCGCCAAAGGCGGCAAACAGGTAAAGTTGCCCCTGCGCCGCGCGTTCTGCAAGTCGGTGCTTGACGTGACGGTTGAAGACACCGACCCGATCCGCGCGAGCTACGAACTCGACCACTTGCTCGGTCCTTCCTTCGCGTTCACGACGGAACCCGATGACAAGATTTCCCAAGTGCGGTTGCGGCGCGTCAAGGTGGTTCCGAATTTCGATGATCCCGTCCTCGAAGGCTGTGAACTCCGGTTGAAAGAAAAGTCGAGTCTTGCCGACTTCCGCGTTGCGGTATCCAAGTTTTGCAGCGCCTTCGGGCTAACGCTATCTCAGTTGCATGTCGTGCAGGTCGGTATCCAAATCGAGTTCCTGAGTGACGGTCATCGCAAGGGGAAGACGATGACGTTCAACGTCGGCTATCCCGATACCTGCGACCTCAAGAGCAAGCCCGATGAGGTTCGCGTTGTCGGGGAACGCTGCATTCGCCGCTGGGGGATTCTCCGTGCCTGATCCGCTCGAATTATTCTGCCCGTTGGCAGACGCCGTCACGCCGATTGTGTCGGTTCACAACGTCTCGGCGTGGCCCGGCGGCGTGTTCGCCCGCCTGCTCGACCTTGGCCTGTTAATTCCGGGCGAGGAAGCCAACCGCGTTCTTTGTCCCGACTGCCACGAGCACTACGAGGAGGTACTTGCCTGCGAAGGACCGGGCCGGACTACCTACTACTTCATCACCTGCCCCCAAGGTCTTCGCGTCCGGGTGTCGCGTGACGCTCGCCGCCAGTGGGCGGTTAATTTCAGCGCATTGGTGCGATCACTCACTGCTACGCTCAAGCTCACCGGCAAGGTGAGTGAATTGTCGCCCAATCGAATGTGGCGGCTCGGTCGAACGAACTGGCAGGGAACCTCGCGTGACGTGCTGCTGGCCCGCGGTTTGAACTGGGCCGACGCGACGAGTATTCGCGGTTCTATCACGCAAGCCCGCAAGCCGATTGTGTTCGTTCCCCATTTCAAGCCTGCTGCCGACTTCTGGAATGGACGAGTGCCGCCGGTGATCGCTCTCGATCAAGTGGCAACCATCGGCGAAACCGGTCTCGACATCGACCCGCTCGAAATCACGACCGCCGTGCAGGAAGCGGATACCGCTCCACGCGATGTCGTTGCCGTCACCTCCGAGCAGCTCACACTCATGATTCGTCGCCAGATGAAAGCCGAGCACAAGTCGAACCTGACGGACGATGTGTTCTTGGCGGCCTACCGTCAGCACGGCTCAGTCCGCAAAGCGGCTGAATTCCTCTCACAGGAAACTTGTTCGACAATCTCGAAGGACCAAGTTCAGCGTGCCGTCACGCGGGCTGGCGGTGCGGGGGAAGTGCTCAATGCCGAAGACAGCGATTCCGTGGTCCGGCCTGTCGCGTCGCGGTCTCGCGACAGGAAGGGAAAAAACCTGATTCGTGCAAAACCCAAGGAGGAGTAGGCATTTTCGCTTCGCGGTCGCGGCCCCGATCTCGTGCGGGGCTGTCGCAAACCGCGACACGCCGGGCGGCCGGTAAGGCCGTGAGGCGTTCATAACCCGGCAGTCAAAAGCGCTCGTGCGGTTTCGCGGTGAGGCACCGCGACGCGACGCTCCTGCTCCTCAAGAGCGGATGACCGTGGTTGACAGCTTCCGGCCCCGGAGGCTGTCGTGGACAGTACGCACGGGAAAGATTTCGTTCTCACGGATTACGCCAAGAAACTCATCAGGTTCAAGGCTCGCCAACTCTGCCGGCGTCGCGATTTCCTCACTTCCGATCAAGACGATCTTCAGCAGGAACTCTGGCTGATGGTTTGTGAACGCGCCGATGGGTTCAATCCGGCGAAGGCCTCCCTCAACACGTTCATCGACCGGGTCGTCAATTCGGCGGTCGCCCAGATCGTGCGGAATCGTGAACGGCTCAAACGCGGCAAAGGCGGGCACGTCGTTTCGCTCGACGGCGAAGACAGTCACCGCGCGCGGCCAAGTCCGATGTCCAGCGGGCTTTCTCCCGAACACCTCTACCGGCGTATCGGCGTTTATCCAGCGGACCCCATCACCGTTCGGGAAACCGCCGAAGCGGTCCAAGCCGTCCTCATGCGAATGCCGGAAGATCTGCGGGAGATTTGCCTTTGCTTGATGAACGGCACAGCGAACTCCGTCGCGTGCGACATGCACATTTCGCGTCGCGCGTTGCGAAAGGCCTGTCTCGTGATTCGGGAGTTTCTCGAACGAGCCGGACTCGAAAACGGCTGATCGCGGACAACTCGCTTGCAAACGGCGTAGGTAACTGCCGTGGCTCCTGCACGGCAGTTCTTCCCACGAGGACAACCGATGAACAAAACCCTTCGATTTGAGTTTCGACCCAGCGTGCCGATTGCCGAAGCCGAGGCGACCTTGCACCTCGCCATGTACGCGGTTGAAGGTCTGGTCGGTCGCGTTCACGTCGAGTTGGATGCCGATTTCGACATCGGGAAACGCGTCATTCTCATCGACGAAAGCACCTTCACCGGCTGGTTGATTGCCCGCGTCTTCGCTGGATTGATCGCCCGCGAATTCGGCGAAGGTGCATACGAGGTCTACCGACAAGCTTCTTGCGCGTTGTCCGGCCCCAACAAAACTCAGGAGGCTTGCGCGTGAGCTTGCTTTCCAAGATTCAACACGGTCGCACACCGCGACCGCCCCGGCTGCTCGTTTACGGCACGCCTGGCATCGGCAAGTCCACCTTCGGCGCGCAGGCCCCGAATCCGGTGTTCGTGCCGACCGAGGACGGCCTCGACGAGATCGACTGCGCCAAGTTCCCGCTCGCGGCCACGCTTGACGAGGTGGCCGCCGCACTCGCGGAACTCCGCACGCAGCCACACGATTTCGAATCGGTCGTTCTCGATTCGCTCGACTGGCTGGAGCGGCTGATCTGGGACCGAGTGTGCGCCGACTTCAGCGTGAAGAACATCGAGAAGGCCGATGGCGGTTACGCTCGCGGCTACACCCACGCTCTCACCTACTGGCGCGATGTCATCGACCAACTCAACCTGTTGCGGAGTCAGCGCGGCATGGTGGTCGTGCTGATCGCCCACGCGAAGGTCGAGAAGTTCGAGGACCCCGAAGCACCGCCTTATGACCGCTACTCGCCCCGGCTGCACAAGCATGCTTCCGCGCTCGTGAGCGAATGGTGCGACGCGGTGCTGTTCGCGACGCGGAAGTTCCGCACGCAGAGCGACGACGCCGGGTTCGGCCGCAAGCGGACCATCGCCCACGCCATTGGCAAGGACGGCGGCGAGCGCGTCCTGCGCACCATCGGCGGCCCAGCGTGTGTCGCCAAGAACCGCTACGGACTGACCGAAGAACTGCCCCTGTCTTGGGCGGCGTTCATGGCTGCTCTTTCCACTCACCAACCCAACGAGGAACCGACCCATGGCTAACCTGAACGGCTTCGATGCCAACACCGTGGAGCCGACCAGCGACTTCGAGCCGATCCCGGCCGGCAAGTACCTCGCCGTCATCACCGAGAGCGAGATGAAGTCGAACAAGGCCGGCACCGGCAGTTACTTGCAACTCACCTTCGAGGTGATCGAGGGGCCGTACAAGGGTCGCTACCTTTGGGCGCGACTTAACCTCGACAACCCGAACGCGACGGCGGTCACCATCGCCCGCGCGGAACTGTCCGCGATCTGTCGCGCCGTCAGTGTGCTGGCCCCGAAGGACTCCGTCGAGTTGCACAACCTGCCCTTGGTGATCCACGTCAAGTGCAAGAAACGCGACGACACCGGCGAGGTTACCAACGAAGTGAAAGGCTACTCGTCCAAGTCTACTTCGGCCGAGCAGCCCGCAGCCAAGCCCGTGCCGACAACCAACGGCACCCCGCCGTGGAAGCGGTCGTAACCGGAGACGCTGCCATGCTCGAAGTGGAACTGCCGTACCCGCCGTCAATCAACCACTACTGGCGGCGGGTCGGCCACGCGACGCTCATCAGCCGCGAGGGGCGGCGGTTCCGCGCCAGCGTGGTGGCCATCCTCGCCGCTCTGCGGCCTGAACCACTGGCCGGCGACTTGGCTGTCGAAGTTGAGGTCTACCCGCCCGACAACCGCCGGCGCGACATCGACAACGTGCAGAAGGCCCTGCTCGATGCGCTTCAGCATGGCGGGGCCTACGCGGACGATAGCCAAGTCGTCCGCCTCACGATCACCAAGTGCTCGCCCGTCGCGGGTGGGAAAACCATTGTTCGCATCCGGTGTATCTGAATGTTGCAATTGCGGCCCTATCAACGGGAAGCCATCGACGCGGTGTACGCGCACCTGCGCACGCGCGACGATAACCCGTGCGTGGTGATCCCCACCGCCGGCGGGAAAACGCCCGTCATCGCGTCGATCTGCAAGGACGCGGTCGGGCTGTGGGGCGGGCGAGTCCTCATCCTGGCGCACGTCAAGGAGTTGCTCGAACAAGCGGCGGACAAACTCCGAACGGTGTGCCCCGATGTGCCGTTCGGCGTTTACTCAGCGGGCCTCAAGCGGCGTGATCGGCGCGAGCCGGTGATCGTCGCCGGGATTCAGTCGGTCTGGAAGAAGGCGTGCGAGTTCGATCCGTTCGACTTGGTGATTGTGGACGAGGCGCACCTCATCCCACCGGAAGGCGACGGGATGTACCGGCAGTTCCTCGACGACGCCAAGACGGTGAACCCGAACCTGCGGATCATCGGCTGCACCGCGACGCCGTACCGTCTGAAGTCGGGCACGATCTGCACGTCCGACGGCTTCTTGAACCACGTGTGTTACGAGGTGGGTGTTCGCGAATTGATCGTGCAGGGCTACCTCTGCCCCCTCATCTCGAAGGCCGGACGCACGAAGGCGGACACCAGCGCGCTGCACGTTCGGGGTGGCGAGTTCATCGCCGGCGAGGTCGAAGAGCTGATGGACGATGCCGCGCTGGTCGAAGCCGCCTGCGCCGAGATCGTCGAGCAGACGCGAACTCGCAACGCGGTATTGATGTTCGCCAGTGGTGTGAAACACGGCGAACACATCGTCTCGGTGTTGAAGGCGAAGCACGACGTTGAGTGCGGTTTCGTCACCGGCGATACGCCGACCAACGAACGCGATGCGATCTTGGCGAGTTTCAAGGCGGGCGACCTGAAGTTCCTGTGCAACGTCAACGTGCTGACGACTGGTTTCGACGCGCCGCACATCGATTGTGTGGCGCTGGTGCGGCCGACGCTCTCGCCCGGCCTCTACTACCAGATGGTCGGGCGTGGCTTCCGCCTGCACCCGTCAAAGACAAACTGCGTCGTCCTCGACTTCGGCGGTAACGTGCTGCGGCACGGTCCGGTCGATCAGATTCGCGTGAAAGAACGCGACGCGGGCAATGGCCAAGCTCCCGCGAAGGAGTGCCCCGAGTGCCACGCCGTCATCGCGGCCGGCTACGCCGTGTGCCCTGAATGCGGTTACGAGTTCCCGCCGCCCGAGCGTTCCAAGCATGATGCCAAGGCAAGCGAGGCCGGCATACTGTCGGGTCATGTGACAGTCGAAACGTTCGCGGTTCACGACGTGGTGTACAGCGTCCACACCAAGCGCGGCGCGGGCGACGACGCGCCGAAGTCGCTCCGTGTCGATTACAAGGTCGGCTGGCATCGCTGGAAATCGGAGTGGGTTTGCCTCGAACACACTGGTTACGCGCGAGGAAAGGCGGTCGCGTGGTGGAAGAAGCGGTCGCGGTTGCCGGTCCCGACGACTGCGGTCGAAGCGGTCGAGATTGCGAAAGCCGGTGGGTTGGCTGACACGAAGTCGATCACCGTGCGTTCAGTCACGGGTGAGGAACACGACCGCATCACCGATCACCAGTTTGGGCCGATCCCGGAAGCAATCGAGCGACCAGAACCGGAGGAAGAGGAACTCTTCCCGTTCGGCTACAACGTGGCGACCACGGAGGAGGAAATTCCGTGGTGACACCGGGCGAACTGCTGACCGCTGCTCTGCGCTACGCCGAGATGGGCTACCGCGTGTTTCCCTGTTGGCCCGGCAGCAAGAAGCCGTTGACCGAACACGGATTCCACGATGCATCGACCGACACCGCTCAGATTGAAGAATGGTGGGGGAAGCACCCACGCGCCAACATCGGCATCGCGACCGAGGGGATGCTCGTCGTGGACATTGACGGCGCGAACAACCCTTGGCCCGGCGATCCCGAACGCGCCACCGATCTGGCGGGCGCGGGGGCAGTTGCGCAGACACCCCGCGGCGGCCGACATTTCCTGTTCCGGCGACTGGAAGGGAAAGCGTGGAAGTGCTCCACAGGCCAGTTCGCTCGCGGCGTTGATGTCCGCACTGACGGCGGTTACATCGTCGCGGCACCGTCCGAAATCAAAGAAGGACCATACCGCTGGGCCGAGACGCTCGAACTTGAAGACCGCCTCGCACAGTTGCCCGAACCGCCCGTGTGGTTGGTCGCGGAACTCGACCGGTTGGCGAACGGTTCGCCAAAGGTGGCCACAGGAACGCCCACGGTGGCCAACGTCGCGACTTCTCCAGCCGACGCCAACGCGATCCCGTCGGGCCAACGCAACGCGACACTCGCGAAACTGGCGGGCGCGATGCGCCGCATTGGGATGGGGCAAGTGGAAATTGCCGCCGCGCTTCACCAGACGAACCGCGTCCGGTGCTGCCCTCCACTGGCTGAGCGCGAAGTGGACCGGATCGCGATCAGCGTCGCGCGGTACGCGCCGGACGAGATCGCGGTGGCGATGGCCGAAAACCACTTCGATCAGATGTACGCGGCAGCCGATGCCGTGTCGGACGAAGAGCCCGAACTGCCCGATCCCGGCCCGATCCCCGACGAGCTGCTCCGCGTGCCGGGCTTTATCGACGAGGTAATGCAGTACACGCTCGATACAGCGCCGTACCCGGAACCGGTGCTGGCCTTCGCTGGGGCGCTGACGCTGCAAGCATTGCTTGCCGGTCGGAAGGTTCGCGATGCGATGGACAACCGCACGAACCTCTACGTCCTCAGTCTCGCGAACTCCGGCGTCGGGAAAGACCACGCGCGCAAGGTCAACGCACGCATTCTCTACGAGGCTGGTCTCGTGGATTGCCTTGGAACATCGTTCGCCTCGGGTGAAGGGATTGAAGACCGCTTGTTTGTGCAGCCAGCGACGCTCTTCCAGGTCGATGAGATCGACGGACTTCTGCTGCGGGTTGGTCAGGCACGCGACGCTCGGCACGAAGCCATCGTCTCCATGCTTTTGCAGATGTATTCGTCGGCATCCAGCATCTACGTCATGCGGGCGAAGGCGAATCAAGAGCGATCAGTGATCGACCAACCGTGTTTGTGCTTGTTTGGCACCGCCGTGCCCAAGCACTTTTACGAAGCGATCTCGGCACGGCTCATGACCAACGGCTTCTTGGCCCGCTTGCTCATTCTCGAATGCCGGGGTCGCGGGGTCGGTCGCGACGACACCGAAGGACCGATCCCGGCATCGATCCTTGAGGGCGCTCGCTGGTGGGCCGACTTCCGCCCCGGCGCATCGGGCAACCTCGCCGACTGGCATCCAACGCCGACCCGCGTGCCGCAAACCGACGAAGCGGCGGTCATATTCCGCGACATCCGCGAACGTGCCGACGCCGAGTATGCCCGCTGCGAACGTGTGAACGATCCCGCGGGCATGGCGATCTGGGCACGGGCTTACGAGAAGGCCCGACGGCTCGCCTTACTCCACGCGGTAAGCGCGTGTCGCGACAACCCGATCATCACACCCATCGCGGCGACTTGGGCTGGCTCATTCGTCGAACACCAGACCCGGCGGATGCTCTACATGGCGCGGCAGTACGCCAGCGAGAGCGAGTTCGACGGCAAACGGAAACGATTGCTCGATGTGTTGGATCAATGGCGACGGCAGCACGGTGACGAATGGATGCCCTTCTGGAAGGTGAACCGGAAGCTGCCGTGGTCGAACCGCGAACACGAGGAAGTCCGCGAGACTCTCCTGCAACAGCGGCTGATTGAATCGCAACTGCACACGACCGGCCGACGCGGACGTCCGGGCCTGTTCTACCGGCTCACGCCGACGGTCGGCACGACGGAGGGAAGCGCATGAGCGAATTATTGCCTTTCTTGTTGTTATTGCAGCCACCCGCGATGGAGAGCGGAGAGGGAGAATCGAGAGGTAGCGCAAGAACAGCAAGAAATACAAGAAATCCTCTTCTCCCTCTTCTCTCTTCCTACTTCGGCTCGACCGATGCTCGGTGGAGTATGAATCGTCATCCCCAATAGGTACTTCCGGCGCGATCTCGCTTTCGTGACGCCCGCGGGAACAGCCGCGCTACAGGACACAGTTTGTTTTCGCTGTCCGAACTTCTGAGAGGCCACCCGCCATGAAAGTCGAACTGTGGAAGATCACCGACGTGAAGGCGTACCCCGGCAACCCGCGTCAGAACGACGACGCGGTTGATGCGGTCGCGGCGTCGCTTCGCGAGTTCGGGTTCCGCCAGCCGATTGTCGTCGATACCGAAGGTGTCATCGTCTGCGGTCACACCCGGTACAAGGCCGCGCTCAAGCTCGGCTTGGAGAAAGTGCCGGTCCACGTTGCCAAAGACCTGACCGCTGAGCAGATCCGCGCCTACCGCATTGCGGACAACCAGACCGCGTCGCTCGCGACGTGGGACTACGACCTGCTGCCCATCGAACTCGCCGGGTTGAAGGAGGCCAACTATGACCTCGGCTTGCTCGGTTTCGACACCGACGAGTTGGCGAAGTTGCTCGACCCGACGCTGAAGGATGGTCTGACCGACCCGGACGAGATTCCTGCACCGCCTGACGAAGCGATCACCCAACCCGGTGACCTGTGGCTGCTCGGCGATCATCGCTTGCTCTGCGGAGATTCGTCGAAGCCCGCCGATGTGGATCGCCTGTTGGGTGGCGCGATGATCCACCTGGTGAACACGGACCCGCCGTACAACGTGAAGGTCGAGCCGCGTTCCAACAACGCTATCGCCGCCGGCCTGTCCTCGTTCGCCGGCACCACGCACCACCAGAAACTCGACGTCGAACGCCACCCTGAGAAGGCCAAACCCACGGGCAAGAAGCTGCGGGCGAAGGATCGTCCGCTGGCCAACGACTTCGTCTCCGACGCGGAGTTCGACCGGCTACTCGCGGCGTGGTTCGGCAACATCGCCCGCGTGCTGGAACCGGGTCGCGGGTTCTACATCTGGGGCGGTTACGCCAACTGCGCCAACTACCCGCCGGTGCTGAAGGCGTGCGAACTCTACTTCTCGCAGGCGGTCATCTGGGTGAAGGAGCACCCGGTGCTGACCCGCAAGGACTTCATGGGCAACCACGAGTGGTGCTTCTACGGCTGGCGCGAGGGCGCGGCCCACGTCTACCTCGGCCCGAACAACGCGACCGACGTGTGGAGCGTGAAGAAGGTGAACCCGCAGTCGATGGTCCACCTCACCGAGAAGCCCGTTGAACTCGCGGTGCGGGCGATGCAGTACTCGTCGCGTGAAGGCGAGCATGTTCTCGACCTCTTCGGCGGGAGCGGTTCGACGCTGATCGGCGCGCAGCAGACTGGGCGCAAAGCGTTCTTGATGGAACTCGATCCGCTCTATTGCGATGTGATCGTCCAGCGTTGGGAGAAGTTCACGGGCAAGAAAGCGGAACGCATCAGCGCGGAGGTGCCAGCATGATCTACTTGGCAAGCCCGTACTCGCATCCCGACCCGATGGTCCGTGAACAACGCTTCCTCGCGGCGTGTCGGGCAACGGTCACGCTGATCCGGGCGGGCGAAGTCGTCTTCTCGCCGATCGTCCACAGCCACGCGCTGGTCGAGTTCGAGTTACCGACCGCATGGTCATTCTGGGAACGCATCGACCGCGCTCACATGGAACGGTGCGACGAGGTCGTGGTGTTGATGCTCGACGGGTGGGCGCAGAGCGTTGGCGTGCGGGAAGAGTTGCGGATCGCGCGGGAGTTGGGCAAACCAGTGCGGTTCCTCGAGGTGGACGCCACCGGTTCGCCCACGTTGGCGCGAGTTGCGTCGGAGGGCAACCGTTGACAAAACCCCGACCAACGAGAAAACGCCGCGTGTCGCGGCGTCGTGGGCGAAAGGGTGGCCGGTTGCGTCAGGCGTTCTTCGTCGCGGCGAAGTGGCCCTTGCTCGCCTTGGTGAATCGGGCCTCTTTCCCCTTTGTGTTGATCTCGCGGAGGATCGCCGCGAAGAGCGTCGCGTGCGGGGTCTTGCCGCCGGGGCTGGTCCAGAGGCCCTTCTTGGCCATCGCCTCGATCAGGGCCTTGGCGTTCATCGGCTCGCCCGCGTCGGCAAGCACCTTCGCGGCCGCGTCGAGGGCGCTCATCTTCTTGGATTTGGCCTCCGCCTTCGCGTTCTTGGCAGTCTTCGCCTTGCCGGGTTTCTTGCTCGCCTTGGCGGGGGGCGGTGCGATCTCGACCAAGATTCCCCCACCCGCATCGATGATGTCCGGTGCGGGCGTTTGCTCCGGGGCCTTCGCGGTCTTCGTGGCCTTGGGGTTCTTGGTCGTCGCGGTCTTCTTGGTGGTCTTCTTCGCGCTCATGGTCTTCGTCCTCATTCGTGGTGTTTGGCTGCCATCTTCAGGCGGCGGGAGCCACCCGCCGCGACCCGCGAAAGCGGGTTTCGGCTTCACTCTCCGCGTTGGCTCCGGTCGAGGAATGTTTCGATTTCCTTGAGCAGGTAGTTGACCCGCGCAAGGTCGCCGATGTGTCCGTAGTGGATCGGTTGGTCGGCGTTGCCCGGCGCGGGGAGGTCTTGGAGCAGGTTGCCGATCCGTTCCAGCAGGGCGATGGCCTTGGCGTGTTCGGCGGTGCACTCGCGTTCGATCTTGGCTCTCTTGGCGTCGGTCATGGTCGAGTCTCCGGTTGATAATGTTCGCGTGTCCATTGCACGCGATGACAACAGTTACAGCCGGTTCGCGGAACATGGAAGCGCAGTAAAACCCGAATTCCTGAGGTTTTTCGAGGATTCGACATGCCGCCTGAAGGCGCCAAATCGACGCTCAATCCCACCGCGCTTTCAGTCGCGGACGCGGCCCGGATGCTGGCGCGTGTGAGTGGATTCGGTGTGACCGAAGCGATGATCCGTGCGGACATCGACGCGGGCGCGCCGACCAACACAGACGGAACGATCAACTTGGTTCACTACGCGGCGTGGTTGGTCGCGGAGGAAGGACATGGCGACTGATCCGCGACGGCTGAAGCCTTCCGAACTCTGCCGCTTGCTGAACTCGACCCCGCGTGGCGAGGTCATCAGCGAACGGCAGCTCTATCGCCATCGCTCTCGCGCCGGGATGCGGATCGGCGACGGGAAGCACGTCGATCTCATCCGCTACGTCGCGTGGCTGGTCTCCCAGCGCCACGCCCCGAAACCGGAACCAGCCGGCGATCCCTACGAGGAATTGAAGACCCGCTCGCGGGCGCGGAACCTCGCGCTGTCTCTGGCTGGTCGGGATATTGGTGAATTGCCGGACGTGGTGGACCCCGAACGAAAGGCGCGGGCCGCGTCGGACTTTCGCTTCTTCTGCGACAGTTACTTCCCGCTGACGTTTTCACTGCCGTGGTCCGACGACCACCTCAAGGTGATCGGGCGAATCGAGCAGGCAGTGTTGCGCGGCGGACTCTTTGCGATGGCGATGCCGCGTGGGTCGGGAAAGAGCTCGATCTCGGAGTGCGCCTGTATCTGGGCGGTGCTGTACGGGCACCGCGAGTTCGTGTGCCTGATCGGGAGTGACGAAGGGCACGCGATGGACATGCTCGACGCCATCAAGATGGAACTCGATGGCAACGATTTGTTGCTCGAAGACTTCCCCGAGGTCGTTTACCCGATCCAGTGTCTCGACGGGATCGCTAACCGCTGCAACGGGCAGCTTTACAAGGGCGAGCGAACGCACATCGGCTGGACGGCGCGGGAAGTCGTGTTGCCAACGATTGAGGAGAGCAAGGCGTCCGGCGCGATCATCAAGGTTGCGGGCATCACCGGGCGGATTCGGGGCATGAAGTACAAGCGCGCCGACGGCAAGACTGTGCGACCGTCGCTCGTCGTACTCGACGGCATGGGTAGCCGTGTGGAGCAGGTGGGGTTCAGCTGGAGACGCGGGACTGTCGTGGCAGCGGAAAGCCGCTCTTGACACGCGGTGGCTAGGTTCGCAACTTGGAATGGACGCAACTAACCTTGGCCCGGTTTGCCGAAACGCGATAATGTCAAGGAAAAAAGCAGATTGCAGGAACAGCATGGCGGCATCGAAGCGAAAAGCCACTGGAGCACACTTCACCCCCCCGGCGCTGGCGCGTGTAGTCGCTGAGCGGGTTACCGCACTCATGAGTGGCATAGAGGGGCCGATTCGAGTGCTCGATCCCGCCTGCGGTGACGGCAACCTCCTGTGCGCAGTCGCCGAAGTACTGCCGACAGATGTTCGCAAACGGGTGACGCTCATCGGGATTGAAAACGACGATAACTCATTCGTCTCGCTGCGAGCTCGCCAGTCGAAGCTCGGAACATGCCACACTGACCTGATCAAAGGAGACTTCCTCGAGTTCTTCAGCGCAGGCGATCTATTTAGCTCAAACCAGACAATCGAGCCCGTTGACATCATCATCGCGAATCCGCCCTATGTCAGAACACAGGTTTTAGGTGCCAAAAGGGCGCAGCAACTCGCAGTACGATTTGGCCTTAGTGGCCGGGTGGACCTATACCAGGCTTTCCTGGTGGCGATGGCAAAGCAGCTGCGTCCCGGCGGAGTCCTTGGCGTCGTCACTTCAAACCGCTTTCTGACCACGAAGGCCGGGATGGCAACGCGACGGTTTCTCCGTACCAACTTCGATCTGATCGAAATCATTGACTTGGGCGACACAAAGCTCTTTGAAGCAGCGGTCCTACCGGCGTTGGTGTTTGCAAAGAAGCGCGATACGAGTGAAGTGGCCACTCGGTCTGAGCCAAGCTTTATTCGCATCTACGAGGCAAACAACGAGGGCAGCACGGGAGCAATTTCGTCAACGTCCATACTTGATTGTCTGCGCAATCCGAAGGATGGCCTAGTGCGCGCCAACGGCTCTGCCTATCGCTTGACTGCGGGCCGCTTGCTTCTTTCAGAAGACGACACCAAGCCCTGGACTTTGCTGACCGTAGGTGAATCCGAATGGGTGGGGCGGGTTAATGCGGCGGCCCGCTATCGCATTGGCGAGGTAGCAAAGGTGCGGGTCGGCATCAAGACAACTGCTGATAGCATCTTCATTAGACGGGACTGGCAAACGCTACCTTCCGAAGTTCGTCCCGAACAACGGCACCTCCGTCCGCTGCTTTCACAGGAGGACGCGGCGAAGTGGCAGCCGTTGGAGATGAGCAGGCCTCAAAAGCAGGTGCTCTATACGCATGAGGTCGTTGACGGTCGCAGACGAGTCATTCGCTTCGATGAGTGTTCACCGACTTGGAAGTACCTGCTGAAGAATAGGGAAAAACTAGAGTCCAGAAAATATGTCCTTGATGCCGGAAGAGCGTGGTATGAGGTCTGGGTTCCTCAGGATCCGTCTGCTTGGTCACTGCCCAAAATCGTGTTCCCGGACATCAGCCCTGATGCCAGGTTCTTCTTGGACACGAATGGATGCATCGTCGATGGCAATTGTTACTGGATTACGACCAACGATCCAGACGACAATGACCTCCTCTTGCTGATTCTCGGTGTGGCTAACTCAACGTTGATGACGCGTTACCATGATCTTGCGTTTCAGAACAAGCTCTATGCTCAACGTAAGCGGCACCTCACGCAGTATGTAGCACAGTATCCTCTCCCGGACCCAGACGCCCCCGCTAGCCAGCAGGTCGTCGAGATAGTTCGCCGTCTTGCTCATGAACGCTTGTCAGAAGACGAGCAACAACACTTAGAGTCAGAGGTTGACCGCCTTGTCGCGTTAGCGTTTGGCCTCGAACCGCTGCGGCTTACGGGTACGGCGGATTGAATACCGCCTGTCCGTCAAAGCGGTCGAAGAAATTCATTGGGATTGACCGCTGGCATTTGAAGCTCCTGTCAGCAACATAAACGAAATGCTCCGCGAGGCGCCCGCCGGGGCAGAGAACCACGCCCTGGCAAATACCTGTTGTCGGGTCAGTCAGAGCGATCAGGTAGCGAACAGACTGGGTGGTAAAACCTGGACAGCCCTCAACTGGTTCATCGAACTGCGGTGAGTATCTGCCAAGATCGACTGTTGGAGCATCTTGAATCTTGACCTCTAACGCCTGATGGCGAATGTCTGGATAGCCACCGATGAGCACATCAGCATCTGAGACCTTGTAGCCCAATCCAGACGCCACAATCAACTCTAATTGCTGGCCGCGATTCTTGGTCGCATTGGGTTCAATTCGTCTCCCGATCAAATGCGCTTGCACGAACCCCCGAATCGCGTCCAGGCGTAGAGTTGTTCCGACAACAGGAGCGTCATGGATTCGAGCAGTCTGCTCAATAATCTGTTTGCTGAACTTGCGAGATAAAGTGAGGTCGTCAGGGTAAAAAAGTATCGGCGGATTCATCGACAGCACCTGCTGGCGAGCCCGCGGCAAAATGATGAGCTGCTCCTTGAAGGTCGGTTTCCCAAATTTCCCGAAGTGCTGGACAATGTACTCCGGTGTCGCAACGATGATGGACCGAATGACATGGCGGCTGACATCGACGCGCACAAAAATGAATCGCACGTCATTGGCGCGCAAGAGTGATCCGTCGCTGTATTCGATCTGCGGAATCGGCTCAGACGGGTTCCGGTTCCACACCTGCAAGTTGTAGGAAGTGCCTGACGTCACGATGTAGGTATCGACGAATTCCCGAAGCAAGCGTGGCACGCCCTTACTTTTTGGGGGCACTATTTGCCAGCCCCCGTCAGCAGCCGGCGTCGGCAA